CCATCCCGTGATGAGCAGAAGAAAGCGGGTTCATGTTCGAACCAGCAGCGCGACCACCAGATTTACGTGGCTTGCGATCGGCGCGGTGATGAGCTTTCATGCCCATTGCGTGACCGACGTGATGCTTCGCCTTGTGCTTCTTGATCTTACCGCCGTGCTTACGCTCTTCGGCTTCATGAGCAACATGCGAATGCTCGCCTGCGTAGATATCCTTTGGCGACTCATCGTTATCCCAATCGCCTTCGGTAGCAGAACCTTCGTTCACGCTATGATGTTCCTGTACATGACCGCCCTTGGCATGTTCTGCCCTTGGGTGCTTGTGATGTACGCCATGCTCCATATGACCATGGTGATGACCTTTGTGACCTTTCATGGCTCACTCCTTATGCTTGTGTTACGCCAAATAGACCCGTAATAGAGCCCATGTTCGCTGGGGTTACGAATTGACGGACAACAAGACGCTTGGAAGCATCTGCCGCCGACTGTAGTGCATATGTTCCACGAACATCACCCGTGGTTGTCGTAGCAGGACTTGTGGTCACAGCCGCAACATATCCCGTATTTGCCGTAATACCAGTGGCATTGTAATTGATTGATACATCACCAAAGTTATCAGAACGAAGTGGGAAACCATAGATGTCAGTCGTGCCAACAGAGTAATTGTGCGCGTCAGTAAACGCCGGGACTACCGACGAAATATACTTAAACGCCTTTTTACCATTGACGGTTGTTGCACTTGCAGGAGCAGCGATAACTTCACTCATTGGTACGCCATAAATGTCGTATCCGTTGATTGTAATATTGCCACCCGTTGCGGATGCCGAACCCGTAACGCTAACCGCACGAGCAATAATTGCCTGTGGGTTCCACAAGTAAATGGTAGACGGTGACCCAAATGGCTGACCAAGAGCAGTTGTTCCTGTTGCTTGTGCAGTCATTGTAGTTGACGAAGCAGTGTCATCACCTTGAACCGTATATGTACCAACTCCACCGGCAGCACCAGTAAGTTGGTTTACAATGGTCGTACCAGTGTTAACGCCCGTACCCGCGAGGGTCATTCCAATAGAAATCGTGCCCGTGAGGGACGAAACCGTAAGGATGCTGCTAGCAATAACACCCGTAAAGGATGCAAAGCCATCAACCATCAACAAACCCGTAACCGCGACACCCGTGTTATAGTTAGTGCATGAAGCATTAACCGAAACACCAGTGCTAGTTGAGTTTGTTGAAACAAGCGTCATTGCCGTTCCAGATACCACGTTAGCAGCCGCCGCAATCGCAGCGTTACCAAGTGCATATGGGGCGTAGTTCAGCGTCATTGCATCCGATGTACCAAAACCTGCTGTAAATTGACCAGAGGCTTGACCGGGGATGTAATTAAAGTTTGGACGCGGGTCAATTCGACCTACGCCGCCCCAAAAGAGGGACGGCCCAAGATCAGGGTTATAATCGGTTGTAGTACCAATTGTATTTTGACCGAATACAATCGCAGGACCGGAGAATGCTGTAATAGACATGTTGCCTTCTCCTGTCGGTTACGATGTTGGGAACGAGCCGTAGATTGCGCGCCAGTTATAGTAACCGAACGAATAACGCTCGTAGCCCTTTACAAGCAAGTTATCAGTAACGAAGTCTACTTGCATATCAGTTTCGAACTTAATACGTTCCATATAGGCAAGACCATCAATGTTCGTAAGTAAGAACCAAGCATAAGCAGAAGTCAAGAAGTCGTTTACAAGATAACCTTCTGGCAAACCACCAGCAGTCGTCATGATCGCGTTGACATCATTATCTGCAGTGCCCGGACGCAATTCAGTCTTCAAGAGACGGATCGCAACTGGCTCTAACTGCGGAGGAATGATCAACTTACGACCACGAGCGAACACTTTCAAGTTGGCTTGATCGCGGAAGTTCGTGCGGATTGCGATCATCGCATTCAACAGCGTGGCTTCGTTGAGGTCAACCTGAGTGGTAGGCGTGTTGGCTACAGAACCGCCATCGATAGGATGGGCAGTGTTGCAGAGAGATACGCCGTCACCACCGACTGCAGCGTTATACGTCTGAGCCGTGTTGAGAAGGTTTGCGCCGTAGATTTCCTTGGTCTGTTGGAACGATTCAATCAAGCCGAGGTTCGATGGCGTAAACTGGGTCTTGTAGAGGTTGTCGTCGATAGCTTTACGGGTGATTGCGTAGCCGAGTGCAATTTCCGTATGCTCTTGGTTGTACACAAAACGCTCACCAGCACCCGAATCGAACGAAGTCTGACCACCTTCGGTCTTCAACTGGGCTAACCCAAGGTAACGCATTTCAGCGGTACGTTCGAGAGCCATCTTCGAGTCGTGCTTAGTGAAAATCTTGTCGTACTGAGATGGGATCATCTCATACTTGCCTTCAACGCCACGGAGACCGGGGAGCAAAAGGTCTTTAATCTGTGAAAGATTAACAGCCATGATTAATTACTCCTTACGAGATGCCGGTCACAGCAGAGTTGCTACGCCATACTTCATTGTTGAAGCCGACTAACAAGTTGCAGTACTGGGTGGTTTGATCGCCGCCATTACCGAAAGAAACGGCATAGTCGACAATGATGAAGGGTGAGGTATTCGTGGTTGCAGTAGCATTGACATAAGCAGTCGAACGACCAGTTGCGTTGTTACCACCATTGCTGTTGCCAGAAGTTGCACCAGTTGTGGAGTAAGCGAACGTAACGAGCTGACCCTGAACGCCAGAAGTCTGCGAAGTAGCAGTACCAGTGACTGGGAAACCCGAGCCAGAAGTCTGAACAACGAAACGAGCTGCAGGATCATCAATGACGTATGCAACAACGTCACCGGTAGCGTCCGAGCCGGGCCAGTACGAAGACCAGACGGTGCGCTTCTGCGAAGTCGAGAAGTACTGGCAACCAGTGAAGATACCGGCAAGCTGAACCGAACCACCGGCAGTAGCCTGAGTGATGTAGCCAGTTGCGGTCGACGTTACAGGTTGTACTGGGTCGCCAGTGAAGATTGGGGTGGTATTGCCTGCAGCAATACGACGGGTTGATTGAGCAAACGTGGGAGCGCCGCCTGCGCCGCCCTGTGCTTGTAAAAATCCGTAGGGCGCAAAGGTATTCGCCATGACGGGTTCTCCTTTCAGAGAGTTCCAATCATCGCGCACCGGGGCGACTGAGAACAGGTTAAAATTCAAATCTTCCACACCGAGGGAAGACAACAAGCATTATTACAGATTACGTAGGAAAAGAAAAGGGGGCAAAAAGCCCCCATCTCATTGTCATTACCAGATCAGTCTGGAATAGGCATTGGCTCGTAGCCTTTTTTAATCTTTGGAGCGATACGTGCATCCTCACGATTAAGAAGACCGCCCTGTCCCTTGGGATCTAACTGACCTTCCTTAATTCTAACTTGATTACGGGCGTTCATATAGTCACGGCTCTTACGATCTTCAGTAATTTCCGCAGGACGCTCGCAAAGTACCATGCCTTCACGCTCAATTGAGCCAACATAACCTTTAGGCATCATTTCTGGATGACGGTTTGATTCAACTGGCTCCCAGCCGCCAACGGTAATGCGATTATAGTGCGATGGATCTTCCCAACCCATGACAGACTTCATTTTCCACTCGTAAGACCAACCATCTGGTGCTTTAGGCGTGGCGAATTTGTCTACACCCTCATCCAGATTGGCATTGTTGTGCCCACGAAGTTCCGCTGCGCGTCTTGCCGCACGTTCACGGCTACTTTCCATAGTCGCACTAGCAACTTCTTCTACTTCTGGACGCGATGTCGGGCGAACGGTGGGACGATCTACTGTTTCTGCGTTTCTCATATTAACTCCTATCAGGATAGCTTGCCTTCACGGATGAGGGCTTGTTTTTGAACTGCGTATTCACGGTCAGACATGCCAAGATCTCTGGCGGCTTCGCGTTCGGCGCGTGAAAGACTAACAACATTTGACCGAGTGCCACCCGTACCCGTACCAGAGCGCGATACAGGAGCCGCAGGCGGGGCAGAACGGCGTTGCGTAGGTGCGGATGCTTCCGACATGGCAGTATCTTCTGTTTCCCGAAGACGGGCAGGCTGAATGTCAAGTTTTTTCTCAACATAGGAGAAATACTCAGGCGTATCTGCCTTGATACCACGGCGCATTGCGGCGTTATGAGCATCAATCATGTCTGCTTTAAGTGTTTCGTCCTTGGCATACTCAGGGTGAGCCCTAATCCAGTCCGCTGATTCACGGGTAAGCTGAGAAGCAAACGATTCTACAGGGTCAGATGACGTATTTGCCGGGCGAACTGGCTGTCTTGCCTGTATTTCATACTGTTGTTTGCCCGCCATCAACTGGCGCAAGTCCAATTCCGTCTTTGTCATATCAGCTTGAATATTGGCGGCTGTATCATAGTCACCAACTGCCATAGCATCGCGCAGATTTTGTTTTAGAATGTCAGAATTGCGCTTAACCGTGTCAATTGCGTTGTCAATTAGCTTTAAATTAGTGTCATTGACATCGTTTTTGGCAACTGCAACCTGATCGTAAGCATCTTTTGCACGTCGTTCTGCATTTTCACGAGCTTTACGCTCTTCATCAAGGCGGGCTTTAAGTTCATGGATACCGTCTTCGACAGTAAGTTCACTTTTTGGCTCGTCTTCTACAGGTTTTACAACAATGTCTTCTTCTTTTGCGGTAGTTTCTATCGGTTCTAGATCTAACTGAAGTTCTGTATCGTCATTCTTTTCCATTTTTTATCCTTACCAAACAGCGTCAGGCTGCTGAATACGCGCCCGAACAGTGTAATCTTCCAAAATACGGCATGGTTGACCTTCAATAGAGAGTGCCCACCCATCAGAAGGACGGAAAACAACCCAATCCCCTTCAGATACAACCACTCCCTTGAACCATTCGCCCTTTTCATCAATGAACGCGGTAGGACCAACCTTTAAAACCAAACCAACCTTGCCCTGATAGCGGTCTTCTTCAACTGTTTTATCAGTCAAGATGATGCCAGACTTGGTTTTTTGGGGACGAATGTAGATGCCAACAAGAAGTTGGTTGTTAAACAATTCAAAGTCTTTGAGATCGCCAACAGAATTAATGATTTCTTGTGCTGGATCTACTTCGTGATTCATTTTCATAGGAGGCATTTTACTATCCTTAACGCTTGTTGGTGATATCGTTTGCTTCATCAATCAATTCAAGAGCAAAAGCGAGCCCCTGAATCATACCAATCTGACGTTTGTACTCGTCAAAAGAGGCTGCTGAACCGTGGGCGACATTATCACGAGCGTTTTGGTAGGCATTGGATATTAGTTTTTTCAGTTCTGTTACGAACTGGTCTTTAGTCGTTATCATTCCAGACCCCTCTGGTTAATTCCCCTCTGTAAATGGCTGGACCGGACACCCAGAGGGGGAAAAAGCGTCCGGTCCT